TTCAGGTGCTCCGGCCCCACCGCTCCGGCGGGAGCGAACCACTTCTTTGTCATGTCGTCCGGGATGATGCCCACCACGTTCTGTACTACCCAGTTGTCCCGGTAGAGGGAGTTGAGCAGGGCGTAGTTGTCCGTCATCCGGGTCAGCGGATACTCTGTGGCCTCCAGCGGCGACTGGGAGCCATAGCCCAGCCGGAACAGCGGGTTGGAAAATGCGTCTTGTACGCTCACCGCCTCGGTATTTGGTTGTGCGCCCCTGGGGCGGCTTTTATTGCGTCTGGACACTTACTCGAACCTCCAGTCCGGCAGTAAATTGATGTAATAGCGCAGGGCGTCCGGCCCGTGGTCCCGCTCCTTCAGGGGCTTCTCATCCCCCCGCTGGCCCGCCTTCTCGTCCCACAAATAGGTGCCCAGTTCGTCCAGCAGGCCGGCACAGGCTTCACTGACCAGAATTTTTCTGCGGTGAAACAGGCTTCCGGTCTTGCGTATACCGTCCAGCACCTCATTTTCCGCAGGGATGACATACACCCCCCGCCGCCTCAGTTCCGCGATAAACGAGGCCGCCGAGGGATCTACGATCACCGCGCACCATTCCCTGCCCAGAAAGTCCAGAAGGTCGTCGGCATACTCCTGGTCGGTCTTCTGCCGGCGCTCCTTCCGGCTGTCCCAGCGGTACTCCCTGTCCACCCGGATCACTCCATCGTGGTCATAGATGTCCAGAAACACCGTAGGGTTGGCGGTACCGTAGTCACAGGCCACGGTTCTCTGGGAAACCCATTCCAGATCCACCGGGCGTTCCTGCGTCCGGTAGACATTCTCTGTCTGGTCAAACATGTCGTAGATAAGCCCCTCCGACATGACCCACAGGCCCAGAATGTACCGCTGGTAGAACACCCCGGCATAATACATGCTCCGGTATCTGGCCCGGGTGGCCTCGTCCAGCACCGGGTTGTCCTCCATGGTGAAGTGCAGATGGAGGGCCTTGTGCTCCTCCGCCTTTAGAATCCACTCCTGCCGGAACCAGTGCTGCGGCCCCTCCGGGTTGCAGTTGAACCATAGCTTTGCCCCTGTCACGGAGCACCGGGCCATGGCCTGTTCCACAAAAGAGCGGGGCATCAGGGCCACCTCGTCCAGCAAAACCCCCGCCAGGGTGATACCCTGAATCAGCGTGTAGGAGCTCTCGTCCTTGCCGCCGAACAGGTAGAAGCGGTTCTCCCGCACCCCACGCCGGGCCGTAATTACATGGCCGGAGCGGCTGTAGGAAATGGTGAAGTTCTGCCGCAAATACTGCACCGCCAGAAGCGGCGTCACAATGTTGCGCTCCACCGCTCCTACCGACTTCCCACAGAGTGCAAACGCGCAGCCGTTGAAACGTCCCATTGCCCACAGGAAGAAGGACAACGACATGACTGAGGTTTTTCCCGACCGCACCGCGCCGTCACAGATAAGCGCATCATAGTCCCGGTATGGGAAACGCAGAATCTCCCTCTGCTTTTCAGAGAAGCCCATTTCCCATCTCCTCCTTCAGCGACGCGGTGATCGGATCGTCGTCCATGTCCTGCATACCGCCGGCGCCCGCCGCCCCCTGCTCTCCCAACAAGTCAAACAGCACCTTTGCCGCCTTCGCGTCGCCCTTGGCCGCCTTTAGGGTCAGGCCCGCAATCACCGCCATCTGGTTATCCACATCCTCCGGTTCTACGCCGTCACGGGCCAGCTTGTTCCATGCCCGCTTGTCCGCCACCGGGAGAGAGAGGTACAGGTCTGCCGCTTCTCTCAGGCTACGCTTTCGCCGCCGTGACGCGCCGGATGCACGACCGCCTTCACGCCCGAGTTCTCTAGCTTCGCTCTGGCTTCGCTGATCCATCGGTATAAGATTCTGTTCATTCGGCATGTCACCACCTCTCGGTCAATTCTTGGTGCCACCGCCCGCCTCATGCGGCGAGGAGCGGCGTATGTGCGCCGTCCCGCTTAGATTGTCACACCAGTACTAATGCCGGTAGTTTTCAGCGGGATAGCGCTCGGTGGGAGTCATGGCACCGCCACCGCTTCCGCCTCCATGACAGGCGGGCGTCATGTCCCTTCTCCGGGGCCGTCAGACGCTCTAGGCTACCCGGTATAGTGTCTTTCCACCGTCATTCGCCGCCAGAGGGGTGCGGCCCCTCATGCCCCGAAATGTGGAGTGGTGTTCGACCGGCGGCATATTGCACACAGAGGGGGTGGCGGCAGATGCACCGACGCCACCCCATCCGTGTGAAGGAGGAAGGGGAATGGGAGCGCAGGGGCACACGCTCCCACACTCCCATTTTCGCATATACCATGCTCTCCGATTCCCTCACGAGGGAATCACAGCAACTTTTTCTGTGAAATAATGAAAAGTTACATTGCTTTTGGATCGTCTGTTCTTCCTAGCAAGTAATCCACAGATACATTGAAATGGTCTGCTATTTTTACAACAGATACTATTTCAGGAATCACTCCATCCCGCTCATATCTCAAAATTGAGTTCTTGCTGATGCCACATAACTCCGCCAGAACACAGGGCTGTGTCCCTTCCTTCTCCCTCAACTTCTTCAATCTCTCCCGGAACTTGTTCAAGGGTTATCCCTCCTCACGCTGTCCGCCCTCCCCGTCGTGGATGTTGCCACAAATCTCGTCCAGTTTGACGGATTCGCCGGGACAGAGGGAGGGGAACAGCGCCGTATCTAACGTTGCAATAACAAATTTGTTGTTAAACACCTTAATGTAAGGGTCACATTCATTGAGGCTGTCTGCCTCTGGGTATAGCAGTCTGATAGCCTTTGCCCTCTCCACCTCCTGCTCCGTCCAGCGGGGCTTGCGGGCGATGTTTTCTGGATGATTTATGAGATTGTTAAGACATTCCACAGTGGAGAATCCCCAGCAGTCATTTGATATTTCAATCTGGAATGTCCCATATTTATTGATACGAAATCGCCCTAACGTGTTCCCTCTAATTTCAAACTTTTCTTCTGGTTCAACCCCAAGCACCTCGCAAATTCTCGGCTTGTCCATGTTGTCCTCCTCCTTGATTTTCAGGTACTTTTCGATGGCTTTCCCCAAAGTTAATGTATCATCCTCCACCACCTCGAACCCCATCAGGCGGGCGGCTTCGTAGGGATTTTCTTTTAGTCGTCCGCATGAGACATTTTTCCAAACCAGCTTACAACCAGAGCTTCCTGCCCCACACGTGTCACAATGAGTTTCAAATACTTCCCCTGTCTCAGGGTTCCGAAACTTCATGGGCGGCCCTCCTATCCCGTTCCATACAAAACCGAATATATTCCTCGATAAATTTCATGTCATTTTCGGCGCCCTTGATTTTCCCCTTCCAGCCGCAGGATGGACAATAGACGGTATCTCCACGCCCTCCGTTCCCACAGTTTCCGCCGCAGTTGGGGCACTCAGCATCCATAAATATCAGGTTACTCATGGTCGGCCTCCTTGCTCTGGCCCCGGCTGCAAAAATCATCATCAAACCAACCTGTTTGCTTGTGCTTCGTGCAATAATCAATTGGTTTGTGATACTTGCACTCCCGGCATCTGACCACAGGCACGGCGTCGATGGTGGGCAGGCTATCAAACATACGCTGCATGACGGCTCCAGTCACCCCATCACCACTAAAGCACTCTCGTGCATTATCCGCATCAACTAGTCTCACGATCGGCCTCCTCGTCCATGAGAGCGCCGCACGAAGGGCAAAACATAAATTTACTTGGCTCAATGCCCCAGTTGTTATTTTCGTCTTGATGGAATAAAGAAACCCCACAGTTTGTACAGCATACCCCAGAACCATAATCTGACCAGAAAGCGTGCCGCACCTCCGCAACGTCGGCGGCGGGGAGCCCCTCAAAGTCCGAAACAACAGAGGCACATGATTCGTCTGCGAAAAGCCATAGCAGATTGATAGCATCCGCCTTCTCGATGTACTCCTTCATTCCTCCGCCTCCCACTGTTTCTTCATGTCTTCGTATAACTCTTCCATCTTTCGATTCCACCCCTTGAGCTTCCACAGGACAAGCAGGCCAAGCGCCATCCACTCCACAGCAGCTATGATCGTCAGAATATCAGCCATCCTGCTCCCTCCGTAGTGCGGCCTCGGCAGCGTTGCGGGTTAAATAGACCTCAATTTCTTTTGTTCTGGCGTGCCGTTTCTGGCAGATATCGCAATAAAAGCTATCCACGATGTACGCTTTTATTTTTCCGTCTTTGTCCGTCTGGGCCAGTTCGCGGAGGCGGTCAGGCGTTATGCCAAGGGCTTGCCCAGCCAACTTCAAAATAGTATCCTCACTAAATGCTCGTTTGAAGTCCTCCGGCTCCAAGCCAGCCTCCTCATAGGCTGCGAGGCGGTCAACGTGCGGCCCGTAATCTTCTCTTCCTTCGGCATCGATAGCTACAAACCATTTTCCACCACCATGCCCATTGTCACACCAGTATGTCAGTCTCTCCATGCTCACCCCTCCTCCGGGCCGCGCCACTTAAAGCAATCGTCCACATAAAATCCGGGGCATTCTGCGGTTTGTCCATTTTCCCCTACTGGTGGCAAATCATACTCACAAAGTCCGCAAAGGTCTATTCCTGTTGTCTCCAGCCGATATTGATTCACCACAAATGTCAGATCACTGACCGCCGCATCCCTCTCCCGCTTCACCTGCTCCAGCTCGGCCTCTTGCTCTTGTAATAGCAAGTGCCTCCTATCAAGTTCTTTCGCCTGTCGAAATACTAAGTCCACATTACTTTTTAGCCCGGTCCACAGCTTCTCGTTTTCGGCCTGGAGCGTGGAGAGGGCGTCAGCCGCCTCCATACACAAATCCATGATTTCCAGTGTTGCCTTGTCCTTGTACAGGCTTTCGGTTCGTAGCCGCTCAATCAGCTTCTCAATGTTCATCAGGTGTCCTCCTCCGCTGGCTGCTGGAGCCACTCCAATGTCAAAAACATGGGTTCTGTCCTCATAATTTTGCACATATAGGCGTTTGCCACAGATTTCTTCATAAAATCCAGAAGCTCCTCGTCGCTCATGGCCCGGATGCGTTCGGCGTTGGTAATGACCTTTGGTTTTTGGGGGCCTGTACAATCATCAAGTTCCATATAATCCGGATTGCAGCCCACGCAAACACTTTTTCCACAATCTACGCAAAATACTCCGTTATGAAATCCAGACTCCCAAGCCCATTCATTGATATTGCCATTTTCATCTCTTTCCCAATTGTGCTTCATGCGTCCTTCTCCTCCGGCGGCCCATCAAAGGCCGTCCAGTATTGGCCGTACAGATCTAGGCTAAACGGCTTGATGTGCTTGCAGTAGAGGTATCCATCCCTGCACCCCTCTGCAATCTCCAACCCGCCCCATTGGAGCTGAGCTATGCCTGCCCCCTCAATGTAGATTGCGGTCTCCTGGGTGATGGATTCTAGCTCCTGGCGGGTGTATTGGCGTCTCATGGCGATACCTCCGGCAGGCGGCGGTAGGCAAGCCATGTTTGGCCGTATAGTTCTCTATTTCCGTAATCGTACTGGTCAAACGCCGACACAAACAAAGCCTTAATATCGTCAACGGTATGCACTAACACCCAGCAACTTTCCCCATCTTCCAGCTCGACGATATATACAGGCTTTTCCACCATATTGCCCAGCTCATTCCATGTCAGCGGCTCGTTCGGCGGGGTGAGGGTGGACAGGGCGGCTTTCTGCCATGCGTTCACCCACTCTGACAATGTTTCAGTCTCGATGTGTTCGTAAATCTCGTTGACGTTCACATCAGAAATCAAATCTTTCAGGTTCATTCCATCCCCTCCAGCATCTCCATCTCCTTCGACGTCAGCACCGGCGTGCGGGTGTTCCACCGTCCAATAGCATCCTCTTTTAAAATGCACCATGTTGTAGCGCAAAAGCATTCACCGCACACTACACTGTATTTCCCTGATGCTTGAAGTGTCCCTTCTACCAGTACCGCACGTCCCTTGCAGTGTGGACACGGCAGCAGCACCCCCGCCTCCGTCAGCCGCTTGGCCGCCTCTTTATCACCAAGCAGGGCTAATTTGATATCATCCATTTCAGTTACCTCCCCATTGTTCAGCCATCGCCTTTGCCAATCCAGGAAACGTCTTGGCTCTGTTTTTCTGACGGTCTTTCCCGCCTCGCATAAACCACGTCCCGGCCTCATGGCAGCCGCACTCCGGGTCTACGATGTCTGTCGGTTCCAATGGCGGCAGGCCCTTCAGCCACAGACGGGTCTTTTTCTGTACTGGATGCCCGAACATCCAGGGCTGCACCTCCTGGCTGTGCGGCGGCATTTCATAAATTCTGCTTGATACTGGATTTTCAACACAGATTTTCGGGCAGTCCGCGTCCAGAAATTTCAGAAAAAACTCCTTTGCCTCTTTCTGGTATCGCTCCTGATTGAGGATGCCGCCGCGAAACAGGTGCTTAGCACCAGCGTTTGACAAGTATGTACAGGGTGGAAACGCCAGAATCATATCCCACTGTATTTTCAGCAACTCCAGCGCGTCACATCTCAGATGCCACTCCGGATGCCCCCCGCTGCACGGCTCAATGTCGCAGCTGTATGCCTCATGCCCCAGCGCCCGGAACGCCTTGCAGACCTCCTGGCTCTCCTCACAGGCAACTAAAACTCTCATTTTCTCT